GTGGGACTGACGATTTCGGCAGGCAACCAGCGGCGGCGGCAGATGCAAAACGTGAAGGCGTCCGGCTGGACGAGCAAGAAGCGGCAGACCTTCCTCGATACGCTGGCGGTAACCTGCAACGTCCATATCGCCTGCGCGGAGGCGGGCATGTCGCGATCGAGCGTCTACCATCTCCGCCGGCGCGATCCGGAGTTCGCCGAGCTTTGGCGCCAGGCGCTGCTGATGGGCTATGACCGGCTGGAGGAACGGCTGCTGCGCCGTGCCGGTGCGGGTATAAACGATGTCGAATTCGGCGGCGGCGACGCGCCGGAGGAGCCGCTGGATCCCGACCTCGCGCTCAGCCTGTTGCGCGCCCACCGCCCGACCGTGGAGGGGCGGCGCAAACGGCCGGGCGGCGAGATCCACCGCATCAGCCGCGAGGAAGTGCAGGCGGCACTCGCCAAGCGGCTGGATGCGCTGGAGAAGCGGCTCAAGGCAGAGCAGGGCAAATGAGCGATCCGCTCGAGCGGCTCGCGCTGCTGCCGCGCAAGGAGCGCGACCGGATGCTGGAGCGCATGTCGGACAGCGAGATCCGCGCGTTCAACGAATGGTGGGAACGCTGGGCGCTCAAAGGCCAGTTCTGGCCCGACACCGACTGGCGCGTGTGGTTGATCCGCGCCGGGCGCGGCTTCGGCAAGACGCGGGCGGGCGCCGAATGGGTGAGCCAGATGGCGCGCGACGTGCCCGGTGCGCGGATCGCGCTGGTCGGCGCGACGATCGAGGATGCGCGGCGGGTGATGGTGGAGGGGCCCTCCGGGTTGCTTGCACTGGGGCTGGAGGGCGAGATGCTCGACTGGCGTTCGAGTGCGGGCGAGCTGGTGTTCGGATCGGGCGCCCGCGCGCTCGTCTATTCGGCCGAGGCGCCGGAGAAACTGCGCGGGCCGGAGCATGATTTCGCCTGGGCGGACGAGCTGGCCAAATGGTCGGCGAGCAGGGCCGACGCGACCTGGGACAATCTGATGATGGGGATGCGCCGCGGCGAGAAGCCGCGGGTGGTGGTGACCACGACGCCGCGCCCGGTGAAGCTGATGCGCCGGGTGATGGCGATCCCGCCGCCCGACCTGCACGAGACCCGGGGGCGGACGCGGGACAATATCCATCTGCCGCGCAGCTTCGTCGAGGCGATGTTCGCCGAATATGCCGGCACGCGGCTGGGGCGGCAGGAGCTTGACGGCGAGATGATCGACGATGTCGCGGGCGCGCTATGGCCGGGCGCGCTGATCGAGCGGCAGCGGCGTGCGGTCGAGGTCCCGCTGGTGCGCGTGGTGGTCGGCGTCGATCCACCGGCGGGGACCGAGGGCGATGCCTGCGGGATCGTCGCGGTCGGCCTGGGAGCGGACAAGCAGGGCTATGTGCTTGCCGATGCGAGCGTCGCGGGGCTCAGTCCCGAGGGCTGGGCGGCGGCGGTGGCGGACTGCGCCGCGCGGTTCGAGGCCGAATGCGTGGTGGCGGAGAAGAACCAGGGCGGCGCGATGGTGGCCAGCGTGCTGCAGGCGGCGGACAGCGCGCTGCCGCTGCGACTGGTCCATGCCAGCCGCGGCAAGTCCGCCCGCGCCGAGCCGGTGGCGCTGCTCTACGAGCGCGGGCTGGTGTGGCATGCGGGCGTGTTCGCGGCGCTGGAGGCGGAACTGGCCGGGCTGCAGGCGAGCGGTGGGTATGAAGGGCCGGGCCGTTCGCCGGACCGGGCGGATGCGCTGGTCTGGGCGGTGACCGAGCTGATGCTGGGCCGCCGCGGGCAAGCGAAGGTGCGGACGGTGTGAGAACGCGTCACTAAGCCCCTCCTCCTGGGAGGAGGGGTTGGGGTGGAGGGATTCCAGAACGGTTGTTGGTCTCTGCGAGGCACAGCCCCACCCCAACCCCTCCCCTGAAGGGGAGGGGCTAAGGGCACACAGCTTTCCGATCCTCCCCGGAGCGGGGAAGGGGGCCATGCGCGTCAGCGAAGGGTGAAGGGGGCTCTCCACAAGCGAGTCCGGCGCGGAAAGGCGGTGCTGCGGGTGGTGTGGCCGCTTGATCCTCCCCCCGCCAGAGGGAGGATCTTGGGCATGGCATTTCTAAGCCCCTCCTCCTTGGAGGAGGGGTTGGGGGTGGAGGGATTCCAGAACGTCGGTTGGTCTCTGCGAGACACAGCCCCACCCCAACCCCTCCCCTGAAGGGGAGGGGCTTTTCAGGCGACAGGAGAAACGCAATGCGAAACTGCATGGCTGCAGGGCTGCTCGCCCTGCTGACGGGCGCGTGCGCGCTCAATGCGCAGACCGGACTTGCCGTGGGCGCGGGCGTGACCGTGGCGGTGAACGATCGCGACGGCGACGGCATGCTCGATGCCGCCGAGGTGCAGGCGCTGGTCGCCAAGGTATTTCCCCCTGAGAAGCTGACCGGCGGCTTCTGGGACGGGATGCGCGCCAGCCTCACCGCCGCCTATTGGGCGCGCGACCTGGATCAGGACGACAAGCTCAGCGTCGCGGAGCTGGCGCGATGAAGTGGTTCGGGCGGAAGGCCGCGCGCGACGGGCAGCGGCCGGCGCTGGCGCGCGGCGGCTGGAGCAGCGTCGGCGACTGGCCGCGCAGCTACGAGGTGCAGCTGCGTGAGGGCTATTGCCAGAACCCGGTGGCGCAGCGCGCGGTGCGGATGGTGGCGGAGGGCGTCGGCGGCGCACCGCTGACCGGCAGCGATCCGGCGCTGCTCGCGCTGGTCGCAGCACCTTCGGGCGGGCAGCGGCTGCTCGAGACGCTGGCGGCGCAGCTGCTGCTCCACGGCAATGCCTATGTCCAGCTGCTCACCGACGAGGCCGGCACGCTGCACACGCTCTATGCGCTGCGCCCCGAGCGGGTGACGGTGGAGCCCGATGCTGCCGGCTGGCCGGTCGCCTATCGCTACCGGGTCGGCGAGCATGTCACCCGGTTGGCGGCGGACGATGGCGGGCGGCCGCAGATCCTGCATCTGCGCGCCTTCCATCCGGCCGACGACCATTATGGCCTGGGCTGCCTGGATGCGGCGGCGGGCGCGATCGCGATCCACAATGCGGCGACGCGGTGGAACAAGGCGCTGCTCGACAATGCCGCGCGGCCGAGCGGGGCGCTGGTCTATGATCCGGGCGACGGTTCGGCGCTGGCGCCCGACCAGTTCGCGCGCCTGAAGGACGAAATGGAGGCCGGGTTCGCCGGCGCCGCCAATGCCGGGCGGCCGATGCTGCTCGAAGGCGGCCTCAAATGGCAGGCGATGAGCCTGACCCCCGCCGACATGGATTTCGTCGGCCTCAAGGCGGCGGCGGCGCGCGAGATCGCGCTGGCCTTCGGGGTGCCGCCGATGCTGCTCGGGCTGCCCGGCGACGCCGCCTACGCCAATTACCGCGAGGCCAATCGCGCGCTGTGGCGGCTCGCGATCCTGCCGATGGCCGAGCATCTGCTCGGCGGGCTGGTCCAGGGGCTGGGCGCCTGGTTTCCGGGCGCCGCGCTCGCAGTCGATCTCGATCGGGTGACGGCGCTGGCCGAGGAGCGCGAGCTGCTCTGGCGGCAGGTTGCGGGCGCCGATTTCCTGACGAGCGAAGAGAAACGCAAGATGGTGGGGTTGCCATGACCGATGGGACGATGCTGGGCCAGCTGATCGCGCAGGCCGAGGACGAAGGCGCCGAACTGACCACGCTCCGCGCCATTGCCGAAGAAGCCGGGACGGCGGGCGCGACCCGCGCGCTGGCCCGGCTGGGGCTGGAGGATACGGGCGCGGCCAAGGACATGGCCGAGCTGCGCGAGCTGCTGAGCGCGTGGCGCGATGCCAAGAAGTCGATGATCAAGGCGGTGATGCAATGGCTGGGCCGCACGGTCGCGGCGCTGGTGCTGGTGCTGCTGGCGATGCGGCTGGGCTTTCCGGGCTGGCTCAAATGAGCGTGCGCTTCGCCGGCTATGCCGCGGTGTTCGATCGCGAGGATCGCGGCGGCGACGTGGTGCGACCGGGGGCGTTCGGCGCCGTCGGGCCGGTGCCTCTGCTCTGGCAGCATCGCGGTGCGCCGGTCGGCACGATCGAGGCGGTCGGCGAGGATGCGCGCGGGCTGCGGGTGATCGGTCGGGTCGAGGATCCGCGGCTGGCGGCGCTGGTCGCCGAGGGCGCCGTCGCGGGGCTGTCCTTCGGCTACCGCGTGGCCGCCGCCCGGCGCGGGCGGGTGCGCGAGCTGACGGCGCTCAAGCTGATCGAGGTGAGCCTGGTGGCCGAACCGATGCAGCCGCTCGCGCGGGTGCACGCGGTCGGCTGAGTTTTTTCAATCTTTCTTGAGCGGGAGAAGACCATGGATGCGATGGAATCGAGCTTCGAACAGGTGACGCTGCCGCCGGTGCGGCCGATGCTGGCCGGGGGCCGGCCGGCAGCGAGCGCGGCGTTCGACGGCTATCTGCGCGGCGGTGTGGAGACCAAGGCGCTGTCGGGCAATAGCGGCGCGGAGGGCGGCTATGCGGTACCGCGCGAGATCGATGCGCAGATCGACGTGACGCTGCAGGCGATCTCGCCGATCCGCAGCATCGCCAATGTGGTGAAGGTGGGCAGCAGCGGCTATCGCAAGCTGGTCGCGAGCGGCGGCTTCGACAGCGGCTGGGCGTCCGAGACCGCGGCGCGTCCGATCACCGCGACGCCGGTCTTCAACGAAGTCGCACCACCCTTCGGCGAGCTCTACGCCAATCCGGCGGCGAGCCAGGCGATGCTCGATGATGCGATGTTCGACGTGGAAAGCTGGCTGGCAGGCGAGATCGCCCGGGAGTTCGCGCAGTCGGAGGGTACGGCGTTCGTCAACGGTAGCGGCACCAACCAGCCCAAGGGCTTCCTCGCGGTGCCGACCTCGACCGCGGCCGATGCGACGCGCGCCTTCGGTACGCTGCAATATCTCGCCACCGGTGCGGCGGGCGCCTTTGCGGCGAACCCGGAGGAAAAGCTGATCGACCTCGTCCAGGCGCTGCGGGCGCCCTATCGCCAGGGGGCGAGCTGGGTGATGAACTCGGCGACGCTGGCGCGGATCCGCAAGTTCAAGACCAGCGACGGCCAGATGCTGTGGCAGCCCGGCATCGCCGCGGGCCAGCCGGCGACCTTGCTCGGCTATCCGGTGGTCGAGGCCGAGGACATGCCGGACATCGCCGCCAACGCCTTCTCGGTCGCGTTCGGCAATTTCCACGCCGGCTATCTGATCGCCGAGCGCGGCGACACCCAGCTGCTGCGCGATCCCTATTCGAACAAGCCCTTCGTCCATTTCTACGCGACCAAGCGGCTGGGCGGCATGGTGAGCAATTCGGAGGCGATCAAGCTCCTCAAGTTCGCCGCGAACTGAGCCGGGAGGAACGCAACATGGCAGACAGTTTCGCGAACCGGGCCGATCATGTCGCGGCCCCGGCGACCTCGGCGATTGCGGTGGTGCCGAGCGACACCGTGGCGCTGACCGACATCCCCAAGGCGCTCTATGTCGGCACCGGCGGCACGGTGACGATGCGCGGGGTGAACGGCAGCGTCGACACGGTGTGGAAGAACGTCGCGAACGGCACGATCCTGCCGTTCCGCGCACGCTATGTGCGGGCGACCGGCACCAGCGCCGCCGATATGCTGGCGCTCTACTGATGGACGGGCTTTCGCTGTCCATCCCGGCGGTGGCGCGCAGACGCGTGCCCCCGCCGGCGGGGGCCGGGCTCTCGACGCGGGTCGACCGCACCACCAGCACCGTGGATTCCACGCTGCGCAGCACCGACAGGAGCTGAGCATGGCCAAGCAGAGCATCAATGTCGGGTCCGCCGCAAACGACGGGACCGGCGATACCGAGCGTGCCGCCTGGATCAAGGCGAACGCCAATTTCGACGAACTCTATGACGGCGCCGCACGGCTGCCCAAGATCGAGAAGACCGCCGCCTATACGGCGTCGAGCGACGATTGCGGCAGCTCGATCCGCGCCGATGCGAGCGGCGGCGGCTTCGCCATCACCCTGCCGGCGAGCGCTGTGCGCGACGGCGATTTCCTCCGCGTCCACAAGGGCGATGCGAGCAGCAACCGGGTGACGGTGCGCAATGCCTCGGCAAGCGATCTTGCCTGGCTGTCGGCGCAGGGCGATGCGGTGTGGTTCGTCTGGTGGAAGGGCGCGTGGGAGGCGTTCGACTGGCGGATCGCGCCGCTGCGGATCGTCTATGCCAGCTCCGCCACCAGCACCCGGCCGCCGCTGGCAACCACGCTGGAGGTGATGGCGATCGGCGGCGGGGGCGGCGGCGGCTCCGGCCGGTGCGGCGCCAGCGCCTCGATCCGCACCGGCGGCGGGGGCGGGGGCGGCGGCATGGTGCAGCAGCTGCGCTTCGCCGCCGCGGCGCATGGCGCGACCGAATCGGTGACGGTAGGCGCCGGCGGCAGCGGCGGTCCCTCGCCGGGCACCGCCGCCTCCAACGGCGTCGCCGGTGGCGGTGGCGGCGCGAGCCTGCTGGGCGCGCTGATCCGTGCCGATGGCGGCAATGGCGGCGGTGCCGGCCAGGCAGCGAATGCATCGGGCGGTGCTGCGCTGCCCGTCGGCACGTTCGGCACGCTCGGCGGCGGCGGGGCAAGCGCCTCGAGCGCCACCGCCGGGCTGGGCGGCAGTGGCGCGACCGGCGGCGGGGCCGCAGGGGCGAGCATCGATGCGAGCAACGTCGCGCGCGGCGCTGCGGCCGGCGGCGCGGGATCGAGCCATGCCGCCGCGCCGCTCTCGGGCGGAACGGCAGGAACGGCGACGGTGCCTGCCGGCGGGGCGGGCGCCGCTGCCGATCCGGCCCTGCATTCCGGCGGCGCGGGCGGCGGGGGCGGCTTTTCCGGCAACCTGACCGGCAACGGCAGCGCTGGCGGTGCCGGCGGTGCCCCCGGCGGCGGCGGCGGCGGGGGCGGCGCCTGCGACACCGGCTTCTCCCCCGGCGCGGGCGGCGCTGGCGGGCGCGGCGAGGTCCGCGTCACCTGGACCTTCAGCTGAGGAGCGGGACGATGGCAGTCTATCGGGTGATCGAGGCGGGCGCGGTGGTCAACCGGATCGAGTGGGACGGCACGTCCCCGTATGATCCGGGCGAGAACCGGACGCTGGAGGCCGAGGCGGAAGCCTCCGCCTGAGCACGCGCCGCAGCAACGCGCGGCGGCAATCAACAGAGGGAGAAGAACCATGGACGCACCGCCCTTTCCGGCGGCGGCGATCGCGAGCGCGTGCGCGGCGGTGAAGGACTATCTGCGCATGGCGAACGGCACCGACGATGCCGCCGTCACCGCCGCGGTCCAGACCGCGCTGGCGTTGGGCGAGGCCTTTACCGGCACCGCCTGGATCGCGCGGCAATGGCAGGCCTGGCTCAGCCGCGCGCCCGATTGGCAGCGGCTGCCGGTGGCGCCGGTGACCGCGATCGGCGCGGTCGAGACGGTCGATGCTGCCGGCACGGCGACCGCGCTGCCGGTGGCGGCCTACACCATCGATCTGGACGCGCGCGGCGAGGGCTGGGTGCGTCTGGCTTCGACGACCGCGCCGACGCGGGTGCGGGTGACCTTCGTGGCGGGCACCGTGCCGGGCTGGGAGAACCTGCCGCCGCCGCTCGCCCAGGGCGTGGTGCTGCTCGCGGCGCATCTGCTCGAAGCGCGCGGCGACGCCTCGGTGCCGCCCGCGGCGGTGGTGGCATTCTGGCGGCCGTGGCGGCGGCTGCAGCTGATGGCGGGGGCACGGCGGCAATGCTGGAGCAGATGAAGGCGCGGGCCGAAAGCGCGGGTCGCGCTGCGGCCACCGATGCGGCCGGGCGATTGGCCGAGCGCGTTCGCGAAGCGGTGCCGGGCGTATCGGTGGCGGTCGAGGGCAGCGCGGTGACGCTGTCGGGGCGGGGACTGTTGCGGCGCTGGCTCGCCGATCCGGCGCTGCGCTGGCTGGGAGGGTTGTTGCGATGAGCCCGCAGGAAGCGATCACCGCGGCGATGCGCACGGCGCTCACCGCCACGGGCGCCTTGTCCACCCCGGTCAACGGCGTGTTCGACGCGCCGCCGCAGCGGGCGGTGCGACCCTATCTGCTGCTCGACGAGCCGATGCTCACCGACTGGAGCACCAAGGACCAGGACGGCCGCGAGGTACGCACCTCTGTGCTGGTGCGCGACGCCGGGGCCTCGCGGCAGCGGGTGCGGGCGCTGGCGGCGGACGTCGAGGCGGCGCTCGCGGCGATGCCCTCGGCGCTGGGCGGCGGCTGGCGGATCGTCAGCCGGGTGCTGCTCCGCACGCGGGTGGTGGACGAGGGCAGCGGGGTGACGGCGGTGGTCGAGCACCGCGTGCGGATGCTGCGGGGCGCGTGAGGGCCCCCTCCACCACCGCCTTCGGCGGCGGTCCCCCTCCCCCGCTTCGCGGGAGAGGAAACGCTCTTTTCTGGGGCGGTCATAGCGCGCCGGCCCAACCGGGAGAGGAAACGCTCTCCGCACAAGGGTTTCCTCTCCCGCGAAGCGGGGGAGGGGGACCGCGCCGCGCGAGCGGCGTGGTGGAGGGGGCCACCCCCACCAAAAAACAACCAACAGGAGAAGCAATATGGCAGCGGAAAAAGGCAGCGCCTTCCTGCTCAAGGTGGGCAATGGCGCGACGCCGGTGGTCTACGCCACCGTGGCGGGGCTGCGGACGACGCAGCTTTCGGTGAATGGCGAGGCGGTGGCGATCACCAGCAAGGATTCGGGCGGCTGGCGCGAGCTGCTGTCCGGCGCCGGGGTGCGATCGGTGAGCGTGTCCGCGGCGGGCGTGTTCACCGGATCGACCGCGGAGGTGCGGGTGAAGGCCAATGCGCTGTCGGGCGCGCTGGACGATTATCGGCTGAGCTTCGAGAGCGGCGAGACGATGACCGGCAAGTTCCTCGTCACCCGGCTCGACTATGCCGGCGATTTCAATGGCGAGCGCAGCTACACGCTGAGCCTGGAAAGCTCCGGCCCGGTGGTGAGCGCATGACCGGCGCGGCCAATCCGGTGCGCGGCGAGGCGACCCTGCGGGTGGGCGGCGTGCCGCTCGTGCTGCGGCCGAGCTTCGAGGCGCTGGTCGCCGCCGAGGCCGAGCTGGGACCGCTGTTCGCGCTGGTAGAGCGCGCCGCCGCCGGGCGGCTGGCGCTGGGCGAGATGGTCGCCCTGTTCTGGCATTGCCTCAAGGCGGCCCCCGAGGGGCTAACGCGCGAGGTGTTTTCCGAGGGCGTGGCCGAGGCCGGGCTGGTGGCGGCGACGCCCGCGCTCAAGACGCTGATCGGCCAGATCCTCGCAGGACGATGACGACCTTCGCCGAGGCCGCCGGGCGGCTGGCGGGGCTGGCGGGCCTTGCCTTCGGCTGGAGCCCCGATCGGTTCTGGCGGGCGACACCTGCCGAACTCGCCACGCTGCTGACGGCGGCGGCCCCCGAGGCGGGGGAGCCGCCGAGCGCGGACCTGATCGCAAGATTGCAGGAGCAATTTCCCGATGGATGAGGAAATCGAACGGCTTGTGGTGTCGGTGCGGGCCGATACCGCCGGCTTCGCGCGCGATGTCGATGCGATGCGCGGCACCCTCGAAGGCCCGCTGGCCACCGGCGTCGACCGGGCGGGCAAGACGATCGAGACGACGCTGCTGCGCGCGGTGCAGACCGGCAAGCTCGGCTTCGACGATCTCGCCAAGATCGCGATCCGCGCGCTGGAGGAGATCGCCAAGTCGGCGATGGGCGTCAGCTTGCCGTCGAGCCGCGGCGGCGAGAGCGCGGGCGGCGTGCTGTCGCTGCTCGGGGGGCTGCTGGGGCTGCCTGGCCGCGCGACCGGCGGGCCGGTAAGCCCCGGTCGGCCCTATTGGGTCGGCGAGCGCGGGCCCGAGCTGTTCGTGCCGACCAGCGCCGGCCAAGTGGCGCCCAGCAGCGGGCAGGGCGGCGGGCGCGACGTGCGGGTGTCGATCATCGTCAATGCCGCCGCCGATGCCGCGCCCAGGGCGCTGGCGCAATCGAGCCGGCAGGTGGCGCGGGCGGTGCGCTCGGCGCTGGCGGGGCTCGACTGATGGGCTGGTGGCTCGCCGCGCGGCGGCGCGACCAGGCGACGGGCGTGATCAGCCGGTTCGATCCCGTCTATTGGACGGTCAACTTTCCCCGGCCGATGATGGCGAGCGTGGTCACGACGGCGCCGGATGCGCTGCGCGTCGACCTCGTCTTCCAGCGGCGCGGCGATCTCGCCGGGCTGATCTGGGAGGCGGAAGACCGCTGGGACCATCCGCTGCTCGCCTATGCGACCGCGCGCGATTTCCGCGGCTGCCGGCTGCGGTTCCGCTGGCGCTCGTCGGGGGTGATCGCGCTCGATGCGGTCAACGGCCCGGTGCTGACGATCGAGGGGCGCGATGAACAGGGCGCGCCGCGATCCTGGTATGTGCGGCTGTGGAACTATGCCAGCGGCACGCCGGGCGATGCCGAGGTGACGATCGACTTCACGCACGTCGCGGGCGGCTTCCTGCTGCCGGGCGAGGCGGATCCGGTCTGGGCCGGCGATATCGACCGGATGTTCGTCTCGCTGGTGCCGCCGGGCTATGTTGCGGGGGACACGACGCCGCTGGCGGCGGCTGCCGAGGGCTGGGTCGAGCTGACCGGCATCGCCTGCGACGGGCCGGGATCGGTGCTGACGATCGGCGACGTGGTGGTGCCCGAACACGGCCTGTCGATCGCGACCGGCTATGACGACGGCTATAACCAGACGCCGGCGCGGCTGCTGCGATCGATCCTGCAGCTCGGCTATCGCGGCGACATTCTCCATTATGTCGGCATGAGCCATTACTTCCGGCTCGAGCCTGCCTCGGGCGGCTTCTATGCGAGCTTGGCCGGGGGGCCGCTCAACCGGGCCTGCGCGGCTTGGCATGCCGATTTTGCGGCGCGGGCCAAGGCGCTCGGCTACGGCGTGATCTGGTCGCTGAGCTACGAGCTGCTCGACCAGCATTGCTGGGGCGACTGGAAGCAGCGCGCCGCCGATGGCAGCCCGGCGCTGACCGGGTGGAGCCCGCCCTCGACGCTGCTCTCGCCCGCGCATGGCGGGGCGATGGCCTATCTGCGCGCGGTGGCGCTGGCGTTCGTCGGCATTGCGCAAGGCGCGGGGCTGGTGGTGAAGTTCCAGATCGGCGAGCCCTGGTGGTGGGTGATGGCCGATGGCCGGCTGTGCATTCACGATGCGGCGGCGCAGGCGGCGCTGGGCAATCCGGCGCCGCAGAATCTGAAGGGTGCGGTGAACACGGCGGTGCTCGATGCGGCCGGAGCGCTGCTCGCCGCCTCGACAATGGCGCTGCGCGATGCGGTGAAGGCCGCGGCGCCGGGCGCGCAGGTCTTGCTGCTCACCTATCTGCCGACCGTGCTCGATCCGGCGATGCCGGAGGCGAAGCGCGCCAACATGCCGGTCGGCTGGGCCTCGCCCGCCTTCGATGTGCTCCAGCTCGAGGATTATGACTGGGCGGCGGCGGGCAATGCGGCGGCGTCCGAGCGCGCGGTCGCGGCGGCGCAGGCGCGGCTCGGCTATCCGGCGGCGCGGCAGCATTATCTCGCCGGCTTCGTGCTGCGCGCCGAGGACCGGCTCCAGTGGCGCGCGATTGCGGATGCCGCCGAGCGGGGCCGAACCCGCGGGGTCGCCGCGACCTTCGTCTGGGCGCTGCCGCAGGTGGCGCGCGACGGTTTCACTCATTTCGACCAGGAGGCGGATGTGACGCCCTTCGACGACGTGTCCTTCCCGATCGCGCTCGGTCGCGAGGCGGAGGTTGTGCCCGAACTCTCCACCGCGATCGTCACCAGCGCGGGCGGCGCCGAGCGGCGCAACGCCGCCTGGGCACAGGCGCGCACGCGCTACGATGTCGGGCCCGGGGTTCGCTCCGAGGGCGACATCGCGGCGTTGCTGGCGTTCTACCGGGCGCGGATGGGCCCGGCGCGCGGGTTCCGGCTGCGCGATCCGTTCGATTATGATGCGAAGGACCAGCCGGTCGGCACCGGCGACGGCCAGACCGCGCGGTTCCAGCTCATCAAGACCTATGGCGACACGGTCCGCCGGATCACCCGGCCGGTCGCGGGCACGGTGGCGCTCAAGCTCAACGGCGCGGCGACCTCGGCCTTCACCCTGGGCGCGGGCGGGGTGGTGACGCTCGACGTCGCGCCTGCCGCGGGGGTGAAGCTCACCGCTTCCTTCCTGTTCGACGTGCCGGTGCGCTTCGCCGAGGACCAGCTGCGCGTCAGCCGCGCGACCTTCCTCGCCGGTGCTGCCGCCTCGGTCCCGCTGGTGGAGATCCGCGAATGAGCTGGCTCGACGGCACGCTCACCACCGTCACCCTGTGCTGGCGGATCGAGCGGCGCGACGGGGTGACGATCGGCCTCACCGCGCATGATCGCGACCTGCTGATCGACGGCGTGCTCTACCGCGCGGCGCCGGGGATGACCCCCAGCGCGGTCGAGCGCAGCGCGACGCTGGAGGCGGACAGCATGGACGTGCACGGCATGCTCTCCGGCGACGCCATTTCGGAGACGGACCTGCTCGCGGGCCGCTGGAATTTCGCCCGCGTCGCGCTGTTCGCCACCGACTGGACCGCGCCGGGCGAGACGGTGGCGCTGGGCGAGGGCACGATCGGCGCGATCGAGACGCGCGACGGCGCGATCACCGCCGAGCTGCGCGGGCTCACCGCCGCCTTCGACGCGCCGGTCGCCGAGGCCACCTCGCCCGATTGCCGCGCCGAGCTGGGCGACGCCCGGTGCCGGGTGGCGATGGCCGGGCGGCGGCGCTTCGCCCGGGTGACGGCGGTGGCCGATGCGGTGGTGACGCTGGATGCCGCCGAACCCAGCGCCAACGCCTATGGCAATGGCCGGCTGCGCTGGTTCGGCGGGGCCAATGGCGGGCTGGAGGACGCGATCGCCGCCTCCGAGGGCAACCGCATCACCCTTCGCCGCCCGCCGCGCTTCGGCGGGGTGGGGGCGCTGGTCGAGCTGATCGAGGGTTGCGACGGCCGGTTCGAGACCTGCTCGGGCCGCTTCGCCAACGCCGCCAATTTCCGCGGCGAGCCCTTCCTGCCGGGCACCGACCTGCTCACCCGGTATCCGAGCGCATGAGCGGCGCGGCGGTGGTCGCGGCAGCGCGGACGGCGCTGGGCGCGCCCTTTCGACTGCACGGCCGCGATGTTGCAACCGGGCTCGACTGCGTCGGGCTGGCGGTGGTCGCGCTCGGACGCGACGCGCCGGCGACGTATCGGCTGCGGACCGGCGATGCGGCAGGCACCGCGGCGCAGCTGCGTGCGGCGGGGTTGGTCGAGGTCGCGGATCCGCGCCCGGGCGACCTGCTGCTTTGCCGCAGCGCGCCCGGCCAGTTGCACCTCGCGATCCGCTGCGAGGACGGAATCATCCATGCCGACGCGATCGCGCGCCGGGTGGTCGAACGGCCCGGCCCCGTGCCCTGGCCGGTGCTGAGCTGCTGGCGTCTGGAGGAGGAAGGCTGATGGCGACGGTGGTGCTGACGGTGGCGGGCGGGCTGATCGGCGGGCCCTTCGGGGCGAGCCTGGGGGGCCTGATCGGCGGTGCGATCGATCGCCAGCTGCTGTTCAAGCAAGGCCCGCGCGAGGGTCCGCGGCTCGCCGATCTGCGCGTACAGACGTCGAGCTACGGCACCGCGGTCCCGCAGCTGTTCGGGACGATCCGAGTGGCGGGCAGCGTGATCTGGGCGACCGACCTGATCGAGCATCGCGCTACCGAGGGCGGCGGCAAGGGTCGGCCGTCGACCACTTCTTATAGCTACACCGCATCCTTCGCCGTGGCGCTGTCGACGCGGCCGATCCTCGACGTGGGGCGGATCTGGGCCGATGGCCAGCTGCTGCGCGGCGCGGCCGGGGACTTCAAGGTGCGCACCGGCTACCGCTTCTATACCGGTGCCGAGGACCAGCCGGTCGACCCGCTGATCGCCTCGATCGAGGGTGCGGGCACGGTGCCTGCGCATCGCGGCATCGCCTATGCGGTGTTCGAGGACCTGGAACTCGCCACCTTCGGCAACCGCATCCCCCAGCTGAGCTTCGAGGTGATCGCCGATGCCGAACCGGTGGCGGCCGCCAGCGTCGCCCAGGCGCTCGGCGTGGCGGCGGAGGGCCTTGCCACGCCGCTCGCCGGCTTCTCTGCGCAGGACTCGCTGCGGACCACGCTGGATGCGCTATGCGCGGCGACGGGTGCCTGGGTGCAGAGTGACGGCAACGCGCTGACTCTGCAGACCGGCACCGGCGCGGCGCGGGCGATGGCCGATAGCGGGGTGGGCGCCGACGCCGAGCCCACCGGCCGTGGGATCCGCGCGATCGCCGCCGCCGATGCCGCGCCACGGCGGCTGAGCATCGGCTATTATGATCCGGCGCGCGACTATCAGGCCGGCGTGCAACAGGCCTCGCGCCAGGGCACCGGCACGCGGGAGACGCGGATCGACCTGCCCGCCGTGCTCGACGCCGGATCGGCCAAGGCGATGGCGGCAGGTGCGCTGGCGCGGACCGATCTGGCGCGGGAGCGGCGCACGCTGACGGTCGGCTGGGAGGCGCTGACGCTCGCCCCGGGCGCGCGCATCACCATCGACGGGGCACCCGGCCAGTGGCGGGTGGATCGCTGGTCGCTCGAGAACATGGTGGTGAAGCTCGAATGCGTGCCGATCGCCGAGGCGCCGCTGGCGGGCGCGGCGAGCCCGGGCCGGGCAGTCGCAGCACCCGACGCGCAACGCGGCCGCACGATCCTGCAGCCCTTCGAACTGCCGCCGCTCGACGAGGTGGCGGCAACGACTCCGAACCTGGTGGTCGCGGCGACAGGCACCGGCAGCGGCTGGCGCCGCGCGGCGCTGCTCGCGAGCAGCGATGGCGGCGCGAGCTGGGCGCCGGCGGGGGACACCGCCTATCCGGCGATCCTCGGCACGGTGCTTGTACCGCCGGGCGCGGCGCGCGCGGCGCTGATAGACGGCGCGGGCTATGCCGAGGTGGACCTCGCCCGTGCCGACATGGCGCTGGGCAATGCGGACCCGGCAGCGCTCGACGCCGGCGCCAACCTCGCGATGCTGGGCGACGAACTGCTCCAGTTCGGCCAGGCGGAAAGCCTTGGCGGGACCCGCTGGCGCCTGTCCCAACTCTGGCGCGGGCGACGCGGGACCGAGGCGGCGATCGGCACCCAGCGTGCGGGCGACCGCTTCGTGCTGGTAACGCGCGACACGCTGAAGCCGCTCGATCTCCGCGTCGCGATCGGCGGCACCGTCCAGTTGCTCGCGCAGGGCTCTGATGACCCGGTCGATGCGCCGGCCGTCACCGCCCCCGCGACCGGCATTTCGCTGCTGCCGCCCTCACCGGTGCAGCTCCGCGCGCTGCGGGAGGGGGACGTCACGCAGATCGGCTGGGCCCGGCGCAGCCGCGTCGGCTGGGCTTGGCGCGACGGCGTCGACGTGCCGCTCGGCGAAGAGAGCGAACGGTATCAGGTGGAGATCGTGCGCGGCGCCGAGCGGAGCCTGCTGACGCTGGATACCCCCGGGCTGACGCTTTCCGCCGCCGACCGCGCGCTGCCGCTCACGCTGGCGGTCCGCCAGATCGGCACGCACGGCCTGTCGCCCGCCGCCCAGCTTTCGCTTCCCAGCCTTGGAGACGACCAATGACCGTTTCGCCGACGCCGCGCCTGGCGCTGCCGCTGCTCGAACCCGGGCAGGCGCAGAAGGAGATGTTCCACAACGAAGCCCTGGCGCTGCTCGACATCGCGGCGCAGGCGGCCGTGGTCGCGGCGTTGGTGAATGTGCCGCCCACGGCGCCAACCATCGGCCAATGCTGGATTATCGGTGCTGCACCGCAAGGTGCCTGGGCCGGGCAGGCACGCAAGCTAACAGGTTGGACCGAAGGCGGCTGGCGATTTTTGACGCCGCGCGATGGCATGCGCGCATGGGTCGCGGCGGATCAGGCGCTGGCGCTCTACAGCGGCGGAGAATGGTACCAAGGGCGTACCTATGGAAGACTTTTTATCGAAGGGCGCCAAGTAGTTGGGCCGCGGCAGCCGAATGTGGCGGAACCGACGGGTGGCACGACGGTTGACGCAGAGGCGAGGAGGGCGATCTCTGCGGTCGTGCAAATGTTGCGCCAACACGGGTTGATCGGTGTCGATTAA